TTATTTGTTTGTCGTGTTGCGGCTCTCAAATTCTCAATTCTATTGTCTGCTGGCTTACCATTTATATGGTCAATAACTTCTGGCAAATATCCATGGTGCATAAGAAAAATTATTCTATGTGTACCAACAGATTTACATCCTTGTTTATAGACAACACGCCTATAACCTTTACCATCAAATCCACCAACTTCTTTATTTGCATATCTTGTATTGAAGACGCTTCTCTTGGAAACTACTTCTTTCTTTTTCCAAAACAAGATGCCATCTTTTTCGTAAAAAAGACTATGTGCTAATTCAAAGGTTAGTTCCATGGAACGCCCGTTGAGGTAACAGGATTCTTTTGCAAAGCAATATTAGCCGCCAGAGCATCTTCTGTGGCTTGTTTATCAACCGATTCCCATACCCAATTCAACACTTCTGCTTCAGTAACCGAGGCATAAGGTATCGTTGGTGTTCCTGCTTGCCAAGATGCTGTGGAGTAGATAGAAGCTGTGTATTCTCCATCAACCGCAGTTGCAGTCCAGTGCGCACAGTTTATGAAACCATCTGCGGTGAGATAGTCGGTCTGGGTGATTTTCCATGTGATAGCGATAGTCATATTTTTCCTTTAAGAATGACGAGCAAAAGAGCCAAAGTATTTATTTCTTGCTTCATGTGCAACAAGGTCAGCAAGTTCAATGTCATCATACAAACCAAAAGATTTGCTTTTTTTATCAACAATAATTCTTACACCCCATTTTTGACGTTGCTTATGCCAAACAACATTTTTCAAACCTGAAGTATTGTTTTTAGCAATTTTAGAGTTTCTTAAGTTTTCAGTATGTGTTGCGGCTCTAAGATTTTCAATTTTGTTGTCTTGTGTATTTCCATTTATATGGTCAACAACTTTTGGTAAATATCCATAGTGCATCAAGAAAATTATTCTGTGTGCTTGATAACGTATTTTGTTTATTGAAACATTTACATAAGTTCCTGCACAACTTCCAACCTGTTGATAGCCATATCTTTCATTCCATTGCACATGACGACCTTTTGTCTTGAAATCAGACAATGGTCTAACTTTCCAATACAAAACACCATCCATGTACTCAAACAGTCTGTGCGCTTCATCTTGTGTCAAGGTCATGATATTTTCCTTTTAAAGATTAGCGGCATCAAGTCGTGCCTTGAGTGATTCAATAATTGCTTGTTGTTCTTGAATTGCTTTAATAAGCATAGGAACAAACACGCTGTATTTGACAGACTTGGTTGTTGTGCCAAGGTCATTTCCTTCAGCATCTGTATCAGTCGTTTCATCAATCATTGCAGGGAAAACAGTTTCTAACTCTTGAGCAACAACGCCAATTTGTTTTTTTGTATCGCCAATCAAGTTGTAGTTACGCACTTGCACTTGCATAAGGTCAGCAAGTTTTGGAGATGCGTCAACAATGTTTTCCTTTAATTTGGCATCTGAAATAGCACCATAACTATTATTTGTATTTTGTACGTTTCCATCGCCTAAAATACGGAATTCGCCAGCGTTACCATAGATTTGAGCAACAGCACTACCACCTCCTGTATTTCTTGACCATGCAGTTTGATAATCATTCGACACTCTAAAACCAAAATTAGTTGTGTTAATAGTTGTACTTGTAGTACCCACCAGAAATTCACCCGCTGACGTTATTCTGGCTCGTTCTGTGTTGTTGGTAGCAAACACCATTGGCTGATTTGACACCATTCTGATGTCCATATAGCCAGAAGAATGTGTCCCGACCAAAGATACGTTTGCGCCTGACGAAAATACTGTAAATACATTACCGCTTGAACGGGTTAAATTTAATACGTTATCAGGCGAACTTGTACCAATACCCAACCCTGTTGAGGTGAGGCGCATACCTTCTGAGCCACCAGCCTTCCACGCTTGAAATGTTGTTCCTGTAGAGCCGTATTTAAAAGAAATGGCAGGATTTACGCCAAAACCTTCTCCAATATAAAGACTAGAAGCATCTTCCCCAATTAACATATCAGTTGGGCCACGAAAATAACCTGCACCACTTGAGCTTAAACGAAATGTTGCACTTCCATCAAAAGTAAGCGCAGACCCAGTAGCCAATGCACTAGAACTAGATGCGTAAACCACACCGCCTGATGTGAATGATGTTAGGTTTGTACCGCCATTGGCAGTAGGTAGTGTTCCTGTTACACCAGTTGTCAAAGGCAAACCAGTTGCATTAGTCAATGTTGCGCTTGTTGGAGTTCCCAATACTGGTGTTACCAATGTCGGAGAAGTCGCAAAAACAGCAGAGCCTGTTCCTGTTTCATCAGTTAAGGCAGAACGTAGATTAGCTGAACTAGGAGTCGCTAGAAAGGTTGCTACACCAGTTCCTAGACCTGATACACCTGTGCTAATAGGAAGACCTGTAGCGTTTGTTAATGTTGCGCTAGTGGGTGTTCCAAGGATAGGTGTAACTAGGGTAGGAGAGGTGGCAAACACTGCTGAACCACTACCAGTTTCATCTGTCAAAGCACCCGCTAATTGAGATGACGTAAATGAACCCAAAGAGGTTGCATTGCCAACAGAAGTGACTGCACCTGTTAAGTTAGCGTTAGTTGTGACGTTACCCGCAGTCAGACCAGAAGCAGTGCCTGTGATGTTTGTGCCTACCAAGGCTGATGGAGTGCCTAAAGCAGGAGTGACCAAGGTTGGGCTATTGGCAAACACCAAAGCACCAGAACCTGTTTCGTCAGATACGGCAGAAGCTAAGTTAGCAGATGATGGAGTACCCAAGAAGGTAGCCACACCCGTACCCAAACCACTCACACCAGTAGAGATTGGCAATCCTGTGGCGTTTGTCAAAGTACCAGAAGCAGGAGTACCCAATGCGGGAGTCACCAATGTTGGCGAGTTTGACAACACTACCGAGCCTGTGCCAGTAGAACTAGTTACACCTGTACCACCATTGGCTACGGGTAGAGTTCCTGTGATGTCGCCAGTATTGATACTGATTGCATCCCAAGTAGCATTCGTTCCATCTGTCTGAAGGTACTTGCTAGAGTTACCTGTTTGGCTAGGCAAAAGGTTATTCAAAGCACCAGCCGCAGTAGAAGCACCTGTACCGCCATCAGCAACTGCTAAGTCTGTAATACCAGTAATTGAACCACCAGTAATTGCGGCAGCAGAGTTATCTGTCTTCGTAGAGATAGCAGTAGAGATGTTATTAAACTCAGTGTCAATCTCAGTACCACGGACGATCTTTAGCGGATCACCAGGACTAAGGTTGTCTTTAGTCGCAAAGTTGGTACTTTTTGTGTATTGGCTCATCTTATTCTCCGTTTTGCAAATATGCCACTAACATTTCCAACTCTTGTAAAGTTGCATAACCTTTGACTCGGTTTGCTTTCCAAGAGATTATTTGGATATTGTCTGGCGTGTAACCTTTTGTTGAATTTATGCGGTCAATACTAGGACTTGTTTCTCTAAATCCAGCAGTATTGAATTCTAATTTCATTCCAAAAATAGGGCAACATCCATCTTTAGGATAGATTGCCTTCACATCTTCAACAGTAATCGTATGCTCACGATCTTTATTTTTTGCTCGTTGCTTTGATGCGTTAATTAACATTTGCAAGCGATAGTCAAAGTTTTTGCGTCTATTGCGTTGATATGTCCGAGAGTATTCAAGATCTTCTTCGTAATTTTCAGCCCTGCGTTTTGCTTGATAAGCTAAATCACAAGTTCTACATTTGTATTGCAAACCATCTGAAGCCGCATTATTCTTTGTGTAATCAGTTAAGGGTTTATCAATTTTGCACCATCCGCAAACTTTTGAAGTCTTAACAACTTTTAGAAGTGCACTCATGATATTTTCCCGTTCTTAGATTGAATCTCAATCTTCTGAATTGACAACTGTGTGCCGTTAATGGTGGTTTCGTAACCAGTTTGAACAATCTTTCCCGCACCAGAAGCATTCACATCTAGTGTCTTAATAAGCACACCACCAGAGTATTCTGCCACACCATATTCAGCAAGACCATACTCATAGTTCTTCTGTTCAGGAATGTAAGCATTGCCCGACAGATAGTTGGCAGCAAAGTCAAATCCCCACTTAATTGTGACGAACTGGTCAGAGCCACCAATCACAATTGTCTTAATTCTTTTCAAGATGGAAATCTGATTCTGATTACCTAAATCTGCATGGTTGGTAAAGTAAGAAAACCGATAAGTTGATGTGTGATCTAAGAAACTTGCATACTTACCAATGTATCCACTCTTACCAATGTATAAATCACCATTACGAAGCGAATAGAGAGCCGTAGGAGCAATCGAATCCCACTTAGTGACCCTAGACGCACCATCTTGCAATTGCATCTTTGTATCGAAGCAGAAGACCTGTGACGTAACTGGAAGAGTCAACAGATAAAAAGCATTCTTTTCTGAGTAAACAGACTTCAGATTAGCCAAAGTCTCTACTGCCAAAGAAGACACCAAGTCAGAACGAACATTCTTAGATAGGTCTCTCAAAGGAGCAGACTTCTCTTGAATAGTCCTCATCAGTGAGCGAACACCTGAGTCTGACAAGAAAATAACGTCTGTACCGATACTCTGAATAGAATCACGAGCAATACACCCAATAGAGCCTACTGTGTCGCTCAATTGAAGCGTAGCGGGTGTAGTAGCACCAGAGTAAACAAGAATCTGTCGCTTACCAAAAATGAACAAGAAGTCATTGTGAGCCGCCAAGCCCATGATCTCATCAGCACCATTAGGCCATACACGAGATACATCCAATGTTCCTGAAGTACCACCACCCCATACATGACCTGCAATCAGATCAGAGAAGGTAATCGTCACTTTATCTGTAGATGTATTAGCCACCCACAAACGACCAAATGCTGAGATACAGATATTGGCTTGCGGAACAGTAGCTACATATCCTGTCTTTTCAGAGACTCTGCGATAAGTAGTTGTACTTACTGCGGGGTCAAATATAAGCGGATCGTGTCCAGATTGGAAGAAGTAAGTAATCCCATTCAGAGAAGCACAATGCCAGTTATTAGCTGTGAAAGTAGGAGCAGAACCGCCACCACCATAGGTCAACTCAGTTACGGCATTAGAAGTGCCAAGTTTGAATAACTTGAGATTCCCTGCGAACAGAACAGTCAAAGTGCCATCAGTTTGGACTAATTCGTGAATGACAGTAACGTCATTAGCACCTAGATTACCCGATGATGGGTTAACCCTTGTGTAGCCCTTGCGAGAGCCAACACGACCATATTGGTCAATCACACAATTATTGGCGACCAAAGCAAAGCCAGATGCCAAATCTAATGGCGAATCTTGCGTGTTCAGGCCGAAAAAGCCTGGTGCGCTAATGCTTTGACTTTGTAGAGGAGCTGCCATTAGACCGCCACAAAGTTATCTTCAGGGTAACGAGTGCTTTCCAATGCAATAGCGTCAGATAGCATTCCACGGAACAAAGCGTACGCTTCATTAGAAGCAGTGCCTCCATCCTCACCACGCTCAATCAAACCACGGG